TTATTTGGCCGCGGCTAGTGTAATCTGTCAAGTCAACCGCACCAGTCGTGGTTGAAAGATCAACAGTAAAGTTAAAATCTGATCCTTGATCAATAAAAAGATTTGAGTATGTTGCCATTATTCTTCTACACTTGGAAGTGGTACCTCTGCGTATGTTAAATTATTGTCGACAATATAATCACTAATTTCGGCATGAGTACCAACTACAATTTTGTTAGGCGATGTAATACTAGTAGATCCTTTTATAATCTCATTGTCAATTTTGCCATTATCAGTTAAGATAATCGCGGATTTCGTAGCTGTTACGCTAACACTATTAATTTCATCTGTATATTCTTGAATAGCCATTTTTAAAAACCCTGTAATGAAAATCCTACATTTCCTAAAGTAGTTTTAGCCGTGCTGATAGTAACTGCCGAATGTTTACCAACTAAATTAGTAGCCCATTTTCCTCTACCATTATTTACCGAAATTTTTGGTGTAGAATAAGTCACTCCATTCACAGGAGTAGTTTTTGCCCAATTTGCGGGTTTACCACCAAAAGTATCATAAAGCTGTGTTAACAAAATTCGTTTATGGTCCTTTGATAAATTACCTTTTGCGTAATTAAAAATTCGAATACTTTCAGGTATCGCACCTTCAATACCATTCGCAGTAGTAGTTGCATCATTTGCAAGTTGACCAGGACCAGACCATCCACCTGCAGGTGTACTTCCATCTACTCCAAAAAGTGCACTTTGTGATGTAATATTAAAATCTGCTAAATCTGTATAACTACTTAAATCTGGTATTAAGTGCGAATCAGATTTTAATAGATTGTTAAAACCTGCACGAAATACTTGTATCGCAGAAGGAAGAGTTGTAGGTAAAGTTCCATCTAAATTGTTTTCATTTGCAAGCACTATTCTACAACTTGAACTAGCACTAACATCAGGAACATTCCCTGTTAGTTTATTTATGTGCACATGTACAAGCGTAAATGTAGTGATGTGATCATAATCTTGAAAACCGGATAAGTCTTGTTGATCGCCATAAAACGTTCTAATAACTTTAAAATTTTTTAAATTTACGACACCACCTAGTTTAGGCGATGCATCACCTAAATTCATACTTACAATTAATTCCGGATTTGTAACTGATATGCTTGGCATAATATTATTGTCTTATTTCTTTAATCGACATGTTAGAAACACCATACTCATAATCATAGGCAGTACTTAGTGTAACTGTTCTATTTAAATGAAATTCGCGATTCGAAAGAGCGCCGTGGATCGAGTGATAAATTGGAACATACGTTTTCTGAGACGTAGTGTTAGGTTTATCAATGTATGTAATTACGTGATTTGCTAAGGTGCTAGAATCATTTCCGTCGTAGAAATCACTAAAGTAAGAGTTGTTATAACCCACCGGTGCGTTTGGATTATATCCTTCGTAACCAGATCTCGTAATAACTTGAGCAGCACCATTACTATTAACTTCTCCCATCCACATTCCGGTATTGTGAGATCCCGTTTCACCGCAAATATTATATTCAACTACAATTAATGAATTACTATATTTAGGTGTGATAGAAATTTCAAAATCTTCCATGTTTATTGCATACAGACTTCTGGCGGTACCGCCTGAGCCAGAGATAAAGTTTAGCCCTTGTAGATCAATAATTCTAAAGTTAGTTTGTCCTGGAGTCCTGTATGAAGTTGCATTAAGTTTTCCGGATGTGCCATCTATTCCATAAACGAGCACATCATCAACACGATGATAAAATTGTTGCACAATTTGTCCTGGTTGATAAGTGTTATCAACATAAGTCTTAGTAGTTAAATGGGTATCGGCTGTAGGCGAAGATGCAGTTACATTACCTGTTGCTATAATATCGCCTGTTGCTGTAATATCAGTTGCTGCAATATTACCTGTTGCTGTAATATCGCCACTCACTGCTGCGTTACCATCAACATCTAAGACTTCAGTAGGTGTTGTAGTATTAATGCCAACTTTACCAGCACGATCGATCACCATTCGTTGAGTTACACCTTGGCTATTATTAGTAGATCCATTCAATGTTCCTGATGTTGAAAAAATCAATTCGCCGTCAGTGTAATTGCTTCCTCCACTTGCACCACCCGTACCAAGAGGACTTCTGCAATAAATTCCTGCGGCAGCTGAACGATAATCACTTCCATCGCTTTCGCGAGAAGCAAATAAAATACTTGGTGCGAAAGTACCTGCACCACCATTTGCGTTATATAAAACTATTCCATGAGAATTAGGACCTTCTGTCTGATCATCATCAACAGAAATAATTAATGGAAATTTATCTTTGCTTAATGAATAGTTATCGTTGCTATCAACGTCGGCTCCACTACCAAATGGATCATAACTAGAATGAACAGCCAAATCTTTAATATAAAGATTTTGACCTCCATCCGGTGTTTCAGTATCCCATTCATCACCAATTAATAATTGACTTGTTCGTGCGGTACCACCAATATGCAATTTTTCAACAGGTGTTGTTTGTCCAATACCGATGTTACCATCTTGTAAAATTGTTAAGGCCTGAACTTCAGAACTTGTATTATCTGCAAAAATTCCAAGCTCATGATCATTACTACCAAGATACTTAATTGAAAATCCTTCTGCGGAATTTGCTGTTTCACCATCTGCATTATCAACTCTTAAAAGTGTAATATCACCAGCGGCTGATCCTCCAATTCGAATCGCAGTACCATCATCGTTTTGGTTTAAACGAAGAGTGTTATCATCAGATGCAGTATCACCACCTAAGTCGAGTAAAAACCCAGGCGAAATAGTATTTAAACCAATATAATTATCAGCTTCATTTACAAAAATCTTTTGTCCACTATTATTATATGTGGAGTTAAGCTGCTCAATATTATTCGAATCATTCTTAAAATATAGTTTACCATCAGCGTAATTCAGCGCCAATTCGCCAAGCTCCATTTCAGTTGCAGTTGGTTGAGCACCTGGAGTTCCACTTCTTGTTAATTGTATTTGAGTTGCCATATTATCTATTTATTCTAAAATTGCCTTTTTACTAAATGAATCTAATTAGATTAATGACCAATGTTGGCTTGTCCTCTTCGGCTAAAGTGCTATCGTCGCCATAAAAATAATCGTAGCTTCCTTGTTTATCTGCGAAGTAAATATGCTCATGGCTGGCGTCGGGCCCACCGTGACCCCATTTAAAATGAGTAGCAGTAACAGACGTACCAAATTGTCCTATGGTGCCAGACCAAGTTGTGCCTTCGTAAAGAGGTATTAACTCACCTATTCGGTGATCAGTGCCCGGTGTCGTTGCGTTAAATCTAACAAAGGTTTGAACTATGTTAGGCACCCCTCCGAGACCGTGCTCAATACTGTGATCTGTACGCACAGCACCAAAAGGCGTTTCAAGTGTAACTGTTCTAATACCATCAGACCGTGTATCTACATAATTCTTTGTGGTTAAATGATTTGATGCAGTAGGTTCTTCAGATATAACATTGCCAGTTGCTGTAATAGTTCCCTGAATTGTAGGTGAAGATTTAACAGAAACCTTAAAATCATTATCTAAAGCAATACTCGTATTATCAGGATTTATGCTTAAAGCAATTGTTTCGTCAACAGGAGAAATAAGAGTTTGAGGCTCTCCTCCGAACGTAGTTGATTTAAGACCACTATTTGCAATATCAATTTTAAAGTCTACTTTTGAATTTTTAATCGCTTTAATGTACCACTTAACAGTTACATAAGGCTGAACTCGATTTGAAGCAGTAATATTGTGTGAGTGAGGAACGTCTCCACCTTCTTCCTCTATTTTTATCGAACTTCTCTGATCTATTTCCCCGACCGAATTATCAAAGCCATTCCCACTATTGTACCCCTGAGAACTTTTTCTAACAAGCCCATTATATGTGTCATAGGTATTCCTATTGGGAACGTGGTCGTGCTTTGGCATTTCATCAATCGTAAGAGTATGGCCTGAAGTACTAAGTGTTTCAGTACCTCCTTTAGCTCCAAACGAAGATGGGAAAGTAACCGATGTTCCTTGCGTACCTACTAATACTCGACCTCTATAATCAGGAAGTCTAAATTGATCTCCACTTAATCCAGTGTCATAGCTATATCCAATTACATCGAATAAATCTGGATAAGTGTCCTTTGACACTGTTCCACCTTCACACAAAAGAAAGTTAGGATCATTAGGTTCTCCAGCAAGTGGAATAACACTGCCGACTGGCATAACTTCTTCAAAGACTGTTGTAGTTTGATTTAATCCTCCAGAAAGCGTAAAGATATCTGAAACGTTTTGCCATGAAAGAGTACCATCTGTTTGTGTTACAAGAACCGCATTATTAATAGCAGGGCTTGAAGGTACACTATACGTTTTTGTTCCTAAAGATAAATTTGAATTAGCTTGAACAGTATTTGCTTCAACAGAAGTTGTAGACGCAATTCCACCATCAACCGAAAGTTTACCTGCAGATTCTGATACTGTACGAGAACCAATAATTAAATTTGAATTGGATAACGTAATATTATTTGTAAATTGTAAAGCGGTTGAAACCGATGTCGCAGATCCTGATTGAGGAATATACACGGTCGATAAATTAGCAACATCGGTATTAATCTTTGTAGTAAGAGTAGTATTAACAGAATCAAGTTCTACTTTAACACGATTTGTTTTCTTACGCCAGACATCGAAAGTATCGTCACCGATAATTCCGTTTCCAAAGTCCATATAATCTGATTCTTGTATTGCCATATTTCTATTTATTAAATATATCGCGTTGCATTAATTACCAAAGCATGATCTGTAGCATTTGGTGTTAAAACACCATGACCAGTAGGTTTAGAAATTCTTATATTGTTGTATGATGAACCGCCATAAGCCCAATAAATTTTAGTACTACTCATACCACTAGAAAATATTCTTCCCTCACCAGACCAAACTTCCCCATTAAATAAAGGCACCATATCCCCCTGAGACCAGCCTAAAGTGTTATTAGACGTTTTAAATTTGACATACATATTGAAAAACGCCGGAATACCACCAAGATTATGATCTATACTATGTGAAATATCAGCACTACCAAAAACTGTTTCAATTGAAATAGTTTTAACTTTAGTTTCAATTTGTGTCGCAACACTAGTCGAATCATCTTTTAGTTTTAATGTATTGCCATTAAACTCAAAATCATTGGAATCAACATCCATCTTAATAGTATTAACACTTCCTGCTGCTAAAAGATTTGTTTGTGCAGCAGCATCATTAATTAATATACCATTACTTGGTGTAACATTTTGTTCAACTACAGTAGAGCCTTCAGCTTTAATAATGTAATTTAAAACAATAAATGGTTGAATGTTTTGAGTAGTAATCGATAATGGATCACTACTACCAGCTGATGTTGTTGTCCTCGCAAGCGCGCTAATTCCGAGGTGGAAGTTTCCACCTCCATCGTATCCTTCCGCATTCTCATTTTGCTGCGGCCCTTGATAATTTCCAGTAAGCATTCCATACGGAGTATCATGCGTGTGCTGAGGCATCTCCGCAGTCGTGATAGTATGTGTTATAACATGCTGATATTCACCATAAACTCTAGTACTATTTGCAACGTATGATGTAGCACCTAAAGTTTCAAACGCCGCAGATAAATTATTAGCATCAGCATTAGTTCCTTTACCAACTGGAACTCGTGCTCTTAAGTCGGGAAGATTGAATGTGGTACTTCCATCACCTGCCCCATAGGTTTCTCCAATTTTATCAAAAAGATCCGGATAACCTGGCTGAGTAACTTCATCAACAACAGTTGGAACTCGATAAACTGCTCTACCATCGCAAATCAACCATTTCGAAGGCGCGGTATTTGTTGACCATTGCAGAATTGAACCAATAGGATTTGGATCTTCGATTAAGAAAGCTTCCACTGTTGCTTCTGCCGCGGCTTCAGTTGCCCAATTAAGTGTATTACCCGAACCAACTTTTAAAATTTGTCCAGCAACAGGAGGTGTTGTTGGCCATGTATATTGAATACCAGCATATTTTGTTTTACCGGTTGGAAGATCTAAATTACTCGCTTTAATTTCTGCACCAGCTTCATGCAAGTCTACATCTTTATCAAAAAAGAATTTACTACTACTTACATAAAATTTACCATCGGTTCCAACTTGAACTGCATTCGCTAAATCATCAGCTGCAGTAAATTTTACAAGACCTTCAAACTCTTTTTCACCAGTAATATTATCGCTCGATGAAAGAGTCATAATATTTTCTTCACCACCAGTTACGCTAATCAATCGTGTAATACGAGTATCAACAGAACCTATCGACGCTTTATTTGCAATTGTTTCTCGTGCAACATCATTTGTTTTCTTTCTCCAAGAATTAAATGTATCACCCGCAAGAACACCAGTTCCAATTTCTTCAACATCCTCTTCAGCAATAGGACTTGTATATGAAATATAAAGTTCACCACTATAAGATCCAGAAGGTGCAGTTGCTTGTGCGTGTTGCGCATCTTCAACTGGCATATAGAAAGTAATATTTGGAGCTTCTTCAAATGTGTGAGGATGTGAAGTTCCTGCAGTATTATCAACAGCCGAGTTTGCTTCAGTAGCCGTTAAGTATAAAGGATAAAAATATCCACTTGTTCCAAAAGTAGTACCCGAATTACTTGTTCCATTTATATAATATACTGCCATAATTCTATTTATCTAATTTTTCAACAAGCTTTTCAACAAGATTCGTAAGATTGTCAACTTTATTTTTTAACTCGTTAAATTCTTTTTCTTTGTTTTTTCTTAAAGATCTTCGTGCTATTGCTGCTCTATAACCATCAACATCATTTGATAGTATTGCTTTAGTTTGAGTATCTCTTTCTAATTTTTTATTTTCCTTTACTAAAAGTCTTTTCATATTAAATAGTTGCAATTGCTCTAAAGTCTTTGATACGAGGAGCAAATGCAGTATTCTCTGATGTAAATACAACCTTTACTTGGAAAGAAGTGAAAGGCTCAGTGTTTTCAAATACATACTCAGCTTCACCAAAATTATTACCAGAGTCAATTAAAAGCGGCGATTGAGGTTCAACCTTTGTAAATGCTACATCACGAATACGTTCATCGGTCGATTTAACTCGAACATAAACACGAATATCGGTTTCTTCTGAAGGCTTATTCGCAAGCATTAAAATATTTAATTGATCCGCGGCATTATTTAATTCAACTTCACGAGTAATATAACGTGCAGTTCCAGCACCATGACCCGCCAATAGCTCTGTATCTACGCCATTTTGTTCTACAGCATCTATTGGAATAGGGCTATCGTTAGGATCACCCTTTGGTCCAATAATATTATCAATAGCCAAGAGCGAAAGGCGATCTAAATCAATAACTGGACTTACAAAATCGCTTGTACTTGTAAGCGTAATATTAACTGCAGCTTCACCACTACTTGGAGCAGCTGCTCCAGGCGCTGCGGTAATCGATTTTACAGTATCAAAGTACTTATTAGCTTCAGGACTTATAGTGTGATCTTCAGTTGATTCAAGACGCAATGTGTATGAAGTACTCGTTTCAGCAAAGTTTAACTCTTGAGATATTAAACGAAGTGTAGAGAAACTAAATGTATCACCATCAAACATTGGATCTACGCGATAAGTATAACCACTAATGCTACTAAACTGAGCACGATAAATAGTCATCTTAAAGTCGCGGTTTTGATCAGGTGTCCAAGTTGAAGCGTTTTGTGATTTAAACGATACACCGGCGTAGGTGTTCTTTGAAATACGTGTGCCGGAGCCAGGTGTTACATCATCACCTCCAACCTCAGCCATCCATAATCTATAATCAGGTGAGTTAGACATTACAACGATTGCGTATTCAACACCAGGTGAAAGATAAACAGGTGATTCAAAATCAAATGTAGTTGCTGTGGACGCAGTCTCGCTAATGTTAACTTCAGCTGGTTTTTTAATAACCTTTGAGAAAGGAACCATTTTTTGTGTAGGTATACCATTCTCAACAGTGACTAAGTGCATTGATAGAGGCACGTTTTCTGAACGAGCTTTAAAGTATAAATCAATCTTAGTGGTGTATGTACCTGTTGGAATATTACCAATGATAAATGATTGTGCAAGAGGATCATAATATGCAGTTTTAGTTTCCTCAAGGATGCCTTGACGAAGTTGTTGCACTCTTTCTCCCGTTGATTCAAGTTGTATCTGCTGTGTAGAAACTATCTGTGCTTCTTTAGATTGTAATAAACCACTTGCGGTATACATTACTTCCGCAGAAGTTGTAGTGTTTGCTAAATCATTTGTGCTTGAATCTGTAAATTTGAACTTACGAGTTCCTGTTCTAAACTTATATGTTTGATTATTTGGAATAATGAAATATCCTTCAAGATCACCTTCAGAATCTGTTACTAGTTCAACTCGAGTATTACCAGGGAATACATCACTTTCGGACGCATCAAGCGTAGATGCGTAAACAGTAGAGTTATCTGAGTGCTTTACAAATGTTCCTTTAGTACAAAAATCACTTACATCAATTCCATCGAAGAAAGCATAAACTCGTGTATTTGGTTTAAGCAGCTGTGCTTTAAAGTATACTCGGCGTGAGCGAATAAAAGGAATAAAGCTAACATCTACAACGCTATCTCCAATATTTTGTTCAACCGTATTGACAGTTGCTTCTTGTTTAATTCCTTCACGGATCTCTGTTGTTTCAAATGTTGAAGTTGTTTGACGAACTGGCTGCCAGCCGGTAAAACCTGCCGCGACTTTATCAGCAACCGCACTTGCGTTTTTTCCGTTTCTCGTATATGGGAATATTGTTTTAGAAGAGCTACTTAATTTTTTTCCAATTGAGTGTGTTTCCCAAGCGTTTGCGTAAGTTGTAAGAGCATCACTTTCATTCAATGTATTTGCAAGAGCATCAAGTCCACCATTGATATTAAATACAACATCTGGTCTACGATCTGTTTCAATCCATTCATCACTTGCAGGTGATAATTCAACGGTGCCATTCCAAGACGCAAGATCATAAGGGTTAACACTAATATCAATACTCGCGGTGTCTTGAGTAATTAAAGGAGTTGATGTAAATGGTAAACTAAGAAGAGTTCCTCCACCATCAACCCGTGTTAAAGCATCATCGCTACCATTATATCCAGCAAATCGAAGTCTCTTATTATTAATACTATATTGTGGTCGTAGCTCTCCTTTTTGAGTATCAAATGCTACCTTTAATTTTGGATCAAGCACATCAGCAATACCTTGTGTTTGAAAACTATCTACGAGTATACCATTTTTAAATCTTTCGCCATCAGCGTCAAGAATTTGTTTGCCATTTGCTTCTCTTTCAAGCAAAGATAGCGAAGTGTAATATTCAAGATTTTCGATACGTTTTTCAAGTCGGCCAATATCTCGCATTGTAAATCTACGATTATCAATGTGTCGTAATTGAATATCACTTACAGAACGAGTATATGCAGGAACAAAAAGATCATACAGCGCCATTGAATCTGCAGGCACTTTAGGAGGATCAGGCTGATTAGAAGCTTCTCCACTTAATACACTAAAGTCTCCTAATGTATTAACTGTAACTTTATCTAAACGAGAAAGATAGTAATTTAAAGTAATTTTAGTAGGACTATTTGGATCAAGTGTAAATGTACTTGTCGCGTTATCCTTAGGCCTAAAGTCTAATACGTCTGAAAGATACGCGCCTTTATATTGTGGAATATCGGCGTATCCGGCACCGGCATAATCAGGATAAGAAGTTACATCAAAGAAATCACCACTACCATGAGTGTAATATTTGTATGTAACCTTTAATCCAGTTACTCCTGATCCAGTGTACTTGATTTTACCAACCTTATAAAGACCATCTCGTTGACCATTATCTAATTCGTAATCAGTAGATGGAATTGCAACATCACTTCCATCTGTAACAGAAACAATTTCAATTATATCATAATTAGCTAGATCAAAAGAATCGTTTGTAGCTACTGCACCAGCTGTAACTACCTCATCTGTTATAGGTTCTTCTTGTTTTTGTTTTCTGGTTAAACCACCAGCTCCTAATTTAAGTTTTACTGGAGCAATAACTGTGACTGAATTAGATCCAGCGCTTGAAAGTGTAACGGTACTATTGTTCGTTCCACCAAATGTATTAAAGGTTGCGGCTACAACACTTCCGTCAGTTTCGTCAATTACAACGTAAGCGTTATCAGAGTCATTAAAAAATCTTCCTGCACTCTTACCAGTTAAACCATTAACAGTAAGTGTAATGGACCCTGCAGAAGGTGTAATACCAGTTTGAATTGCACGTACAACAACTTCACTTTCGAAATTAGGTGAAGATCCACCTTTCTCAATACTCGATATTGTATTATAAGGTAATGGAATTAGACTAGTATTATTAGCAGAATTAAAAATTGGTGTTGGTGCACTCGTATCAGTATCGCTTAATGTAAATACAAATGTATCGTTATCGTCCTCTGCATTATCTCCTGTAAGTGTTGTAGCATCACGGGGTATATCACCGCTTAAGTCGTAAATATATGCGCGATAAAGAGACCCAACTTTTTCAATTGAACGAATTCTACAAGTAACTGAGCCAGTACCACTGAACACATATGTTTCATCGGGTTTATTAAAATTGGGAACGTTTACAATACTACCTTCGATATAGTTACCAATATTTGCAGAACCGAATGTTGTTTCAGGCGTATCTAAAGTTGTTCGTGCTTTATCAACAGAAATTTCTAATGTTTCCTCAAGTGGAATACGATAACCTTGCACGTAAGCAACTGAAGGTTCAATTGTAGTAACATATTTAGATGCATCTCCTCCATCAGCAGATTCGTATCTTCCACCATTTCCTGCAGTATCATTTAAATGTTCTCTAACAGAAACCTTAAAAGGATTAACCGTGTAGTTACCACTTTCTTCTGAAGTACGTACTGCTAGTTTAGAATCAAGTTGTGAGTACTCAGTACGAGCAGCTGCAACGTATTGACTAGTGGAAACATCTAAAAGATCTAAGTAATTGATCAGCGCTGTTCCACTTGTTGTAGAAGCTAAAACAAAAGAATTATTTGCAATGTTTGTAAGTTCACTTTGATCTGTTAGGAATAAAGGTGTAAGTGTAATTGCATAACGATCAGCGCCAGGAGCTTTATCATTTGGTGTACCAGCAGCATTATCGTAGAGAGTTGTATCTGTTAGTGCACCTACTGCAGATTCGTCTAATCGAAATACTGCTTTACCTGTAATTTGAAATTCCTTACTTGGTTTTTCAATGAATGTGTATTTAACAGAATCATTATATATGAAAGAACCACGAGCAAAAAACACGCCAATATCAGTTGTAATTCGTCCTGCATAACCAAGATTAGTTATAGTACCAAAATTACCTCCTTGGCCAATAACGGTTGATGCACCAATCGATATACCTTCGTTGTTTATTAACGCGCTTCCATTAGTAAATACTTCTGTATTTGTTTCGGTACCTCCTGCAACAGCGCCAGAAGAATTATAACGAATATAAAATCTTACCGAATTAGTAGTCGTTGAAAGTACCTTATGCGCATAAATTTCAGCTGCTAAATCCTGATCAATTGTACTGCCTAAAACACGAATGTTTGTACCATACGTCAAATTGAGATTTGACATTAGACCATTAGTTACTGCAGTAGAATCAATTGTAACATCGATAAAATCTGTGTTATCAGTAAAGAATGTGCTTCCATCTAAAACCGGTCCTTCCTCATAGACACTTTTTCCAAATTTGTCAATTTGGGATTGCAGCATCGACTGCAATTGATTTAATTCACGAACCTGAACACTGAGTCCCGGCTTGAATAAAATTCGCAAGTAATTTTTGCCTTCTAACGAGGATGTATTAAAATCGTCATTATAAGGAGGTACATCATAAGCTTTAATAGACATAGTTTAGAACTGTATTACTAATTTAATTTCTTCTTCTTGAGAAGCTGCCCTTTGAATAGGTTTTCTGTTTTCTACAAAATAGACTTCACCACTGTATGGCGTATATTCGGGATCGGTGATGGTATATCCTGTATATGATGTTACACCAATTGTGATATCCCCTGTTGCTGAAAATTCTTGTTGATTAATTTCAGCACTTTCGTTTTGGTGAAAATATACATACTTGTTAGTATCATCAACGAAATCAACATACGCTTTAGCTGGAGTCTCGGTTAAACCAGTAGTAGTTTCAGTAATAATATTACCTGCAGAAATATTAGAAAGATCTTCGAGAGCTCCAAACTCAAATCTGCGAAGCGTGTTATAAACTTCTTCATTATCATAAAGTCCATCACCAGTTGGACTTGGTGAATCATCATCAAAGCGAGTAGGATTACGTAAAAGAGAAATTTGACGGTAAGAAACGCTTGTTGATAATTCTCCACCAACGTCACCATTGTAATTTACAGCAAGACCCGCATAAAAAGAAGGAAGATCCGCAGTAGGTGTGTAACCAAATCCTAAAATAGGAGCAACTAAAGGACGAATTACTGGAAGAGTTGTTGCGGTTATACCAGGACCAGGAACAACACTTGCTCGTACTGTTCCATTTGTTTGTGCTTGAAAGTCGAGCGGAGCAGAATAAGAAGTCATAATAACGCCTTTTGCTGAGCTTCCTACACCGCTATTATTAACAGTAAGATCTATTTCAGTTGAAACGGCTCCATCATTGTCATTCAATAACAATTTAAAATCAGTTCCGCTAATGCCAGTGCCAGGATTTATAATTTCGAATCCATAAACCATACCACCAGTTGCTGTTGTAGCATCAGTAGCACTACCATCTGCTATTTCGGATATAGAAACAAATTGGTCTGTATTGAACTCAGAGTTATTATCTAAATCTGCAACGTAGGCCCAGATGTAATTATCATCTAATCTTTCAGGAAGTCGGTCAGAAGCTTCTCCAACTGGCGTATTACTAGAAAGCCCTGGAATATAAGATCCATTTGTAGAATAAGAATTATTCGAATCATTATCTAAGCAAACATAAATTTTATCAGCATAAATTGCATAACATGGATAATACGTATTAGCTCCATCAGTAGTAACATCGAACATAGTTGGATCATTTTCGTTCCAACGTTTAAATCTGCGATTTGCCGCCCAATCAATTCGAGGAATTACATGATACGCATTCGCGGGCTTAATCGCAACTGCACCAATAAGATTGTCAATTACCTCTTTTGCTTCAATTACACTACCAGTTGGTAAAGGCGTTGAAAAGTTTTGATCTGTTTCAGATAAATCGCCGGCATCATTTTCCCATGCATCCGATTTACCAATTCCAATAAAATATTCATAAGTACCGCTATTAGGAGAATCTTGAGCTCCTGTATTTTGGTCTTTGATATCATTCAATAAAAACGTAGTTGAGCTACGTCTAAAATCGTCTGTAATAATAGCTGCCATTGTTATTTCTTTCTTTAATCAAGTTTGTTGTTAATAGTTTTATTTATATAAGTTTCTCGTAAAAATTTGAAGAACCTCTTACATAATTTCCACTCATATAATTATTAGTTGTTTGTGTTAATGTTCCTGACGCAAACTGAGGAGGATCAAATGATGCAGGCCAGGAGTGAGATAATGAATCTCCCTTTTCAAATGTTTCGCTTGTAGCATCTCCCCAAAAAATTGTTTGCGTTCCAAAGGCAGGAGGATCCCAAAAAAGTCTCATACCTGAAACACTATTTCCTTCGGTATATGCATAATCTGTAGTCCAAAAAGATCCAGATGCGTGTGCAAGATCGTGATTTGCGATGACTAAAGGAGGATCACGAAATACAAACGCTCCTAATTGTTGTCCTAAAAGTCTTTTTTGATAACTCATATTAATATCCTCCTCCACTTTGAGATGAACCACTATAACTTATAGCATCATCAGTTTGAGATATATGTCCAGACTCTTCAACGTTTGTCATATCTGAAATTACGACATTATAGTAAGATCCAATTTTTGTTGTATCAATAAATTTTAAATTTTCGTTATAGTTTGATTGATTGAAATAATTTATATCATTCGTTGTAATTGAATTTACGTCTATGCTTTCTGTAACACCAAGAACTGTAGTAGAAAAATTATTAAGTTTATAAACAGTTTTTGGTGAAGGTCTTTTCTTTACACCGTAAAGTATATCAGAGTCGATCGTAGGGAAAATTAATTTGTCAATTGTAGGTTCGTTACCATCAACTACATCAATGCGTGGACCCCACATTTCAACTTCATCACCTGTTCCGGAAGGATTATTAGATTGATAAGCTCTCAATCTTAAACCATTCACATCACTTAAATACTTAATTTCTACATTACTTTCTTTTACTCTTACGCCAGATGTATTATAAATTCCTGCAAAATCATTTGATAATTGCTTTTGAATAGTGCCATCTTCAGGACGAATAAATCCAACCACTAAATACCATTCATCGTTTGTTTCTAAATCTCCATTCCAAAAATATTTGTTATGGTTTCCTCCACTTGTTTGACCCGAAGAGCGAAGACTATCGCTGGTTATATCTCCACCAGTATCTCGAGCGTACACCCCGAAATATTTTTTACCATTATCATTTTGCTGTTTAAGCCAAACTGAAAAACGGTATGTTTTATTTTCTGACGCATCAATATCAATAACAGGTGTGTGAAAACCTCCTTCTGCGTTACTATCAGTTGATACATCTTTAGCTACCCAAACTACATTGAGTTTACCAAATGGATCATTTCTCCATGTTCTTATATTTTCCTCAGTGACACCATTCATGACCCACCTCTGCTCGGAAGATGTTCCATAGGTATCATCATTTCCAGATCCTAAGCTCCATGGATAAGCGGAAGAAACAATATTACTTTCGTATGATTGCGAAGGACTTAATTTCGTTTCGCTATTTCCTAGTTCGTTGGAAGTAAAATACGCGTAGTCGCCGGATCTTACACTCGAATCAAAAAACTTTTGAGCACCAAGTTGTTGTTCTAATACAAGTTGATTGCGGTTTTGCGAATTTGATTCAATAAGAAATCGTAATACAATTTGAACTGTTCTTTCAAATATATCACCTCCAGATCGTGCATCTTCTCCGCTAAATACTAATGCTTGCGCTAAGAGAGAAAGTGATCTTATATCTGCGCTTAACCAACCAGGTTGATAGAATGGCATGTGATAACCATTTTCATTAATTGAATCGATCCTTGAAGGCGGTATGAGCTTTGCAAGCCATTTATCAAGTTGGCCTTCTTCTTGAGGATTCCCTTCGCGATAATTCGTGTATCCTGTCCAAATATTTTTGCGAATTATTTGAAGTAAAAGAGCAGCAAATAATTTCATACCTGCTGGATGCACTAATCGCAAATATTCGTTTATCCATTCAACATTTTGTAAACCTGAACGAATTTCATAAGAATAGTCTTGCCAATAATTACTATCTTGTAATTTATTCACATCAGAAATAAATCCTTTACGATCGTTATATTGACCCTGTAGATAGGATGATGGGCCAAATGTGTGTTGAACTGCTATATCGTTGGAATAGGAAATAGGTATACTTCCATCTCCCCAATTAATAGAACCACTCGTACCAAGAATCTTAAATCCAGTTAAGACAGAACCAAACTTATCTTCATCATACGTCCAGAACTCATCAATCTTTGGTCCTGATAAATCTTCCAATCTATACGAATCATTTGTCAAATTAGTAATAGTGTCTGCATCGAGAAGAGAAGCGTTTTCATCAACGTTAACTCTTAGTCCCCATTTATTTTTATAAAACAGTGAATAATACTCATGAATTCGAATTAAGTCTGATTGCGTTAGCTGCGTATTAAAATAAGAAAAATGTAATATATTTCCTCTATAATAATTACTCCATCGATGCACGCCTAATCGTAAATGACCTGATTTATCTTTTACATCTAAAAAGTCTTTTGTTGTAACCCATGTAAGTTGTTTATCGTTACTTTCAAATGAAGCTTCTGGTGTATTTGGATCAGCGGTATAACTTCCTTGTCGATAGTGGATAGGATACCTTACTCTTCGAGTTCCGCCTGAATCCTGAAGTTGTCGATTAAAATCCTTTATAACATCGAAAAAGTTAGTCCGCGCAGCACCAGAATTATTGGGCCCATTACCTATGCCCGTTCCTCTGGATGTCTCATTTAATAAATACTGTTCCCACACCGGAGTAAATTGAGATTTTATATTTCGATTAATAAGACTATAACTCCCGTACGTAGTTTCGTACATTTCAACATTAGTATCTATATCTGGCCACATTACGATAGGAACACGTTGGATAGTATTTGTACTTAAAATCCAATATCCATAAACGCCTTCTTCCTCATTTCCAAATGGGATGGACGAGAAATTTATTTCGGTAAGATCATTATAAAATTGTATTACAAAGGAACTCGCGGCTTCAAGAACTGCATCACTACCGGTTCCGCTATTTATTAAAGTCGTACTTGTGTATTTAGGTTTACCATTAAACGTTCCATTTTCTGTAAAGTTTTCTATGCTATAATTGAATGATCCTGTTTGAGATAATACATTATTAATATTAAACGAAGTAGGTGTACCATAGTCGGAATCATCCCAAATTCTTTCCCACGTTTCTCCATTTACAGAAACTTCTACCCAACCATCTCCTCCACTTTCTGGAGTAGCATCTGAATCTCTTGCTCCTCTTACAGCTACAGTTGACCATTCATTAAGTGGAACAGATGTTGAACCACGTAATGTAGAACTGTTGTATCCATAAAAAGATCCCCACTTCCACACACTTATTCCAAGTTTATTTCCATTAAGATATAACGAATGAGATGGATAACTATTACCAGTATTAAAAATTTCTCCAACTGATGCACTCACTGTTGCAGATGGTTTAATTCGTGCCACCATTGAAAAACGATTTGTGACGTTTGTTATATTTTCAGTTTGATATATTTGGCCAAGATCAACGTGGTTTCCGCTAAATGAACCACCACTTGGATTCGCGGTAAAATCAAATCCTTCAATAGGAGAATATGTTACACCATTTTTTAATAACGCAGTTGCCTGTGCATCTGCATTTGCATTATGATCAAATGGCTTAAACGTTGGTTCGTCTAAATTGGTGTTGTCATATCTTTCAGTTTGTCTTGCGTCAAGCTCAATAATGTGTCCATTATCAGAATCTGAAACTGGATGATTGAACGCAGATTCTTCTAATAATTTTTCAACTCGAGTAATTTGTCCTGTTGCAATTTGCGAATCAGCGCTATCGCGAAAAGATATAAGATCGTTTAAATTTTCCTCACTAAAACTTGAATCAACCGAAGTGGATCCCGAAATAAAATCAGTATAGTTTATAATGTTATCATTGCTTTTCCAATCTCCGTCTGATGGCTTTAACAAGAAATCTTTAGGATATAATACTTCAACCAATTCATCAAAGAAAAGGCGAAAGAAAACTAAGACAGATTCTTCACTACCTCGAATAGAGTAGTACTTTACAATTCTTTTATAAAGAGAAACTTTATCTAATGTTCTTGACTCTGGAACTGTTTTAGCAATTTCGTTTTGTAATCTATCTAAATAATCAAGTGAAGTTGAATCAATATCTTGCTCAGAAACTATACGATTAAAAATATCACTCGCCTGATCTTGTTGATTTAGATAATTATAATAATCACTTAGAAGAGATATAAGCGTTTCAGAAGATTCTCTTAATTGAACTGGTATCAAATCTTCCACCCGCGAAGATTCAACATTCGTAGTTCTTTTACGAGGCTGCATCGCTTGTCGTGGTGTATAGGCCGCAACTGAAATTATCTGTTGTACTGGAAGAGAAGGTAAATCAGTATAAAAAATTCCTCCATCAACATCAATGTTGTATGTTGCATATTCTTGGTATGTTAAACCTCCATATGATGAAACCGCGGGTGCATTTAAAACCGCGTGGTTTTTTTCGCTCATAGGCATATAGAATACTACATCATCTAATCCTACGAAGGTATGTGTATGATATAAACCACTAATTAACGAAGCATCGGTATAAAGCGGATAAAAATATCCGGTAAGACCTGCAGAATCGCCGTAATTACTTTGACCTTTTAAATAATAAACAGACATATTAGAAAATTAATATCCTCCGCCTGCAGAAGAACCTCCCGAACCATTATTCGTAGTTGTTCCTCCACTCGTGGTTGATGTTGGTGTTATTGTTCCTTGATTTGATACGATTCCTCCTGATTCAGAATGACGAGAGAATGTATTATAGTTCTGTGAACCGGACGTACCACCTACAGATATAGTATCAATTTCTCCAACAACAGTTGATTTAGGTTCATCAATTTGAATGATATTATTCCTCGATGTTACAATATCATTTGAATTTGGAGAAACTTCAATGCGAATAATTTCATTTTTCTCTAAAGGTATGAATGAACTATTTACAACTAATTTGCCAGTTGTAGTATTTAATGTACCAATTGAATTCGCTACCTTAACCTTTACGCCTTCTGCTAAACGATATACGTACACATTTCTTTCTGCGCCTGAACCTTCGTCTCCTATGTAATAATCATAACCAGTATATTTCCAAGAAGAAGATTGAATAATTGAATCTTCAGAATTTTCAACATAAAGATCTGTGTTAAACTTAAGTTCAAGAGATATAGAGCTTCCAAATGTAACACTCAAATCTTTATATAAGAATACGCGAGCAAATGAATTAAGTATTGCTGGATCGCTATTATCAATACTTTGCAATAACTGCGAGTAACGGAATACTCCATCAAAGTTTTGAAGCTTCTCATCATTAAAAGCTTGAATTACATTTCTCACATTTGATTGCATTTGTCCTGTAGTTAACGCAGTCAAATTACTATTATACTTAAAGAACACGTTAAAGAATAGATACGTATAATCAGGATCAACAATCACAGGCTCAATTGAAAGAATGCGTTTATTTTGCAAACCTTCAATGATAAGTTCCTTTTCTTCTTCTGTAGTTGTAAGAGCACCAGTTGGCTTAATTGAAATGAATGCTTTACCAAATTGTGGAGGATCGTTGAGCTCACCGCCCCAAACAGATATACTATCAATTGAACCATAAAGTTGTTTTACTAAAACCTGAAAGTCATCAGCCGTTACTGCACGGTTCTGTGCGATATAAGCTAGAGGTGCGTTATAACGAATACTTTCGATATTTTCAATATCAGAACCACCTGCAGATTTTGAATTTAATACGATTGTTGAAGTTCCATCAACAACAGTATCAGCGCCACCATTCCACGTAAACGAAGATGCACCATTCGCAAGATTACCCTTTGTACTTAAAAAGTCAATTTCAACAATAGCGGCGTTTCCTGGAAGCTTACCAATTGAATTATTACCAAAATGAATTTCGTATTTGCCATCATAGTTTTCTTCAATAAAATAGATTGTACTATTACCATCAATATCACTTGTAAATTGATCAAATCGTGAGTAAATAGAATATGATTGCGAGTTAGCATTTTCATAAACTCGAACAACAATACTACTTGTATCAACGTAAGGATCATCAATTACAAACTTTTGATTTTGCACCGAGTTGTCAACGGCGTATCGTCTTTCTTTTAACACACCTTGATAAATCGAAAGATCATTAAATTGATAACTACGATTTCCTTCGTTATCAGTTTGAAGAGGAACCTGAGTATCTTCAAGCAGAAGGAAAGTATAATTTGTATCATCAATCGTTGTTGAGAACGATGTTCCACGATTTAAGGAATATCCCGTTGTTACTCCATCGTTTGGAGTTAAAATTAAATCGATACTCGCTACCGCCGCGCTTTTACTCGTTGGTATATAACCAAGGAGTTTAGCGCGGGATACTACGTTTGCTCTTACTTGTGCTGAATCAAGAAATGATTCATTCATAGCAACGTGTGCGTTCATCGCATTATAGTGTGTGTTATAAGCGAGAATATCGAGTAAGTTATTTAATCCTGAACCGTCAAAGTCCCAATCGCGAAATGGTGAGTCACCTCTCTTAAAATAGTCCTTTAAATTACCTTTAATCTGATCGAAATCTAATTCTGTTGTATTAAACTGTGTCATTTTATCTTAATCTTTGAAGTGCAAATTCTACTTCTGTTTGGGTGTTTGCCTGTATTATATTAAATTCAATTGTAACACGATATGCGTTTGCATCAGAATCGTCAAGTATTTGAACTCGTGTCGCGTTAATTCGTGGCTCGTGATCTCCGAGTAAACGATAAATTTCCTTCTTCATTTGAATACCCGTGAATTGATCAGCAGGCTCAAAGAGCAAAGCGGTTACGTTAGATCCTAGCTTAGGTTGAAAAGGCCTTTCACCGAAGTTTGTTAAAACCAGATTCTTCACTGCGTTACGCACTGCACGAATATCATTCACAGGAAGTATATCTTTTTTTACAGGATGTATTGCTAATCCTAAATCTAAGTCAGAATATAAACGACCTGTTGCTACATTCGTAGAACGTGATTTACTATAATCTGAAGTTGCAATACTCATATATTCTATTTATACTTAATCTCCAGACTTTGCTGATTTATAGTTTTGATATTCTAATATCTCTTTTTCGTACTGCTGAAAAATGGATTTTACTTGCGAGTCAACTTCCTCAGGATTAAATTTTTCTGTTGTAATAACAAGCCTATTCCTCGATGTATAACTTACAACTTTAAATTCTCCTTCAGTCGAAAATGTTAGAAACTCTTTTTCGGAAAGACTACTCAGAACTTCGGAATATTGACCAGCAGTATAATAAGCATCAAGTAAATCGATCCTTTTACGAGCGGCGTTTGCTTTCGTTGCTTCTCCATAGCCAGAATAAAAATCATCAATCAGTTTCTTTTCCTCATCATTTGCGCCAACATTATAGTATTGAACATACTTCTGCGTTCTTTTGCGAGCACTTGCATCTATCTTCTTCCATTCCTTTGTCTTCTTCAATTTCTTAGATCGATCACTCCATTCTTTAAGAGGAGGGAAATAACTATCTTTAAGCGCGTCAATTGCATCATCGTAAGGTTGCTTTGCCTCAAAGAGTTCGGAATAAGATTTTGTTGTAAGGCCCGATACGCTTGGTTGTTTCTCCTTTGCGACGATTGTTGGTGTTACGGTTTCGACAACGGCCGGGCCCTCGATCGGTGTTGTCGGTTCGGGTCCTTTATCGATTACCTTCGTCACCTTTCCATCTACAATCTCCGGAGCATCAATGTTTGGTACTTCATCACAAAGATTAAAATTAGGATTCAGACTCGGTATTGTAATCTTATCCATTAGTCCATCGATATCGACATCAGGTAGAGCATCACCCCATCTTTCTTTGAATGCCGCCCTTGCTCTCACAAGATCTTCTCCCGCGAGTCCTGACAATTCCTGAAGTTCTTTTTTGAAGTTAGGAATTACGGTAGGCTCAGGAATCATATCCTTGAGTGCCGAAACCATACTCTCCACCTTTGCTTTGATATCGGCCATCGCACTCGAACCTGCACTTGCAAGATTCGCGACCTGACTCTCAAGCTCAGCCTTCTTCGCATTGAGCGCATCTAATTTACTATTACTGGAACAATCTATACTCATTTAGTTTAAGTCTATACGGGCACCGTCGACATCCACATTTGCAGGAGTCGTGATGACAATGTTATTCTGTGCATCGATATCGATATCTGCTTGAGTATCGATCTTTGTTGTTGAACTCGACGAAAGTGTAAGGTTACCATCAGAATTCATTGTAAAAGTTCCGAGGACGGTTTCTGTAGCATCTCCGTTCGTGACAGATTTTGAATCGAGAGCAACCGTCGTACTGTAATGGCCGGTAGTGTGCAGAGTACGGTCCTTCACAATATCACGCTTTTCATTACCGCCTATGCGTGTCGTAAAATTCTTTGCCACATTGATATTCTTTTCTTGATCGATTTCAATTAACTCGTTCAAGCCAATCTTTGATTTACGGTTACCTTTCACATACTCGGTCTTATCACCTTCTACTTCGAGTATATAATCCTTCTTAACAAGAGTACGCATATTCCCCTCAACAGTCAAGTTGAAATCACCCTTCACAAGTATATTCTTATTCTTCAGAACAACCTCGTATCCATTCCCAACGATAGTCAAAGTACGGTCACCGTTCGCGACTATTTCTTCATAAGTACCAGAAGTATGGAAGCGACTCAATCTCTCTTTCTTCGGAGTATCATCAACCTCAAGTATATGTCCAGACTCTGATTCGTATACATGATTCTTCGGATACTGCGGAGATATAATATCATCCAACTTACGATTCTCCCATGTACCTCGATTATAATAAGCATCTTCCTTATCAGGTTGTACCGAAGTCACTCGAGGTGGTACCGCGGTTTCAACTAACTCTTGTCTTAAATCATCCTTTGTTATATAAGGTTGCTCTGCAGTATAACCATTTCGACTCGCAGGACTCAGGTCTGATTCTTGTAACCGGTCTGTTCGCGGATAGTTACCATCTGGATCAGCGAACCCATTTGTAATGGCAGGTAGTGTAGTCGACATACTCGGAAGAGTACCAATAACAAAAGGATCTTGCATTGCTTCTCCGTCTCGAAAAAATCCTATCACCCAGCTACCTTGCAATACGCCAGTCGCGCTTTGTCCTATACCAGACATACTTGCTCCGTGTATTGGCATCATAACGTGAGACCAAGGTAAATTCTTTGTTGGTATACCACCTAAATCGATATCTTTCTCAGGTGTGTGGTAACCAAAGCAGCGTACCTTTATACGACCCATCTCTGAAGGATCGTTGATATCCTCGACTACGCCTGTAAACCATTGGGGTTGATCTTTAAATCCTGTATTCATTCTATTTCAATTGCTGTTGAGTCACGTTTTACACGGCATTTAACAAAGTATTGACCACTCTCAAACATATGTTCTACCGATGCTATAAAGTATTTACCACTTAAAGATCTATCATACACGTCAGAAGCATCTGTCTCAAGGTATTCTTTTAATTGTTCTGGATCCAGCGCCTTCGGAAACAATAACTGCACCACTCTCCCCGGATTCAATTGCAAATCACCGTGTAGAGTAATATCGTGAGTAGTATTATTTGCTATAGCACGATAACTATTTAACTTTGCAATTGCTTTCTCATTTAAATCGTTATATAATAGACCTGTATCAGTCGCGTCTTGTATATCATTCTTATAAGCACCAGAGTTGATTGGTATATACTCTACATGCGCTGAAGTAAACTGATCCGCCCTTTGAACAGGAGTATTCACACCATTTGAAAAGACAAACTTATCCGATACTGTTGGATTCTGTTCGAGCGTACTTATATCATCATGCTTATAAGTATAGATCTGCTCGTTATAAGACTTAGTAGTATAGTCTAAAGAGTAATTCTCCGATGTATAAGCACCGCTCTTGCTTTGATCGAGCTTAGATTGTTGTATATTCGATGTACATTCAAGTATACGTGTAGCACGTTCGACGAAGTCTTTCGCTGTATGAGGATCAGAAGAGAACTGGCGTGCATCGAAGTATGTCTGATATACTGGCTCACTAGCTATAGCACTATGCGATACGAAGTTCATGTTACCAGATATCGAATGAAACAGATAATACGGAGAGCCAGTCGAATCATAGCTTGCTGCTCGTATATGTTCAAGAGCACGGAATGGAGTCATATAAGGACAGTTCCACTTAATCTTACTCTCCGTCTCTCCGCTTAAGGCATATTTACTCAACGTTAGATTACAGTCCCTCTCTAATATGTTTGCTATAATCTTATGTGTTTGAGTATAATCGTAGCTACGAGAGATCTTTTTATGATTCGATATATAAGCTTGTTCTGATATACCAGTTACTCGATAGACTTGAGTATGGTTTTGTTTCGGTGCTCGGCCATAAGTAGGATAGTCTACAATAAAGAATTTGAGTTCGAGAGTCTTTTCGATGTCTGTATTGTGTTCTTTTTGCTTTAATTTAACGTGTATTGTCTCTTGACCGATACAAGGAAAGCTTTCAAAGAAGTTTACGCTGTCTTTAATACTCAAAGAAAGGATACATGTAGGACTATACAGACTCTCGGAGATAGAGAACTTGACTACCATATTCTCGATAAACTTGCTCTCTCCTCGATGGTTTACCATCTCGATATGTTCAAGGTGATACGCCGATGGATTAAAACGATTCCCTTTCGCGTCTGTATACTGATTGTGTGCGGCTCCGCTCATACTATATTAAGTTCTTATATGCTTCAACAAAGGCATTAATCTGACTCTTCTTGACAACACGTATCTTTCTTCGATTCATGTTCTTTTCGACTTCGGCTTCGTACCGTGTTTGTACAGCTAATCCTTGAGTTCCGGGCCCATAAGCGGTTGAACCACGAGGATTTATGTATGGACCTCGATAGACATCATACGCCGTAATAGGTTCTTCCGTGGCTGTATTTGTATATGATACATGTGCATTACGACCCTTTTCGAAGACTATATTTGCCTCGTAACTAAAGAATTCAGCCGTGAGACAGATCCTTTCAAACTCACGTAAGTATTCACGCCGTGATAATCCTGCTGCAACATTCAGAAGAAAGAATTCATACACTGTTTGATATCCTTCTTGTACCCAAGTCAATGCCTTTTCAAGCCAAGCATCATTTGCTTGTTCAATCGATTCATACATTGGATTCTGCGCATGATAAGGATTATATGTCTCGAGTACATAATCGCGATCATTGTTCAAGAATTTAGATGGATTTGACAGCTTGTATACGTGTAATTGAAAGAGATCAGGATCAAATCGATCAACAAGAGCATAAGCATTTGAATCACCTATTTTACGTAGCCTTAAATAGTCATGAGATAGGTCCAATCCAAGGAAAGTATTTCGATAATATGATTCTCCTGCTAATGGTCTTAGACCGAGTCCGGTACTAAACTGGCCCGGCAATATTTGAAGAATAGATGTTCCATCATACTGTTCAGTAATATATCTTTCAAGCTCCTGTTCAGACTTTGGCCAAGCTCCAATACCTTCTTTGAGGAAGTCGTTGACAATAAAGAATGTCCAATAGAAGTCAGTTGTTCCATATAGTTTTTGTGATACAACATCTGGTCTTTCGCCTGATTGTATATCATAATACGTATAAGAAGTAAAAGGATCCACCGCAAGATCGTCAACATCGACGTGTCGGAAGATATCCTTTACATCGATGAGTTCACCTGTCTCGTTAAGATTAAATTGTCTTGTTGGAAAATTTTTAAAGAATGACATAATTATTTACTTTCATTTGAAGCATTTGCTTTTTCCCATATTGCTTTTCGCGTTTGATCATTTAATCGAGCAAGATCAGCTTCGCTTGTACCTTGTTCAGTCGCAAGTCCATCAGAACCAATGCCACGATTTTCATCATCACCTAAATTTTCAATATCAAATCGTGTAAGTACTCGTGTTTCTTGATATGCAAGCGTAATATCAACTTCAAGAGGTGATCCATCTGTATGGAAAGTAGGTGAAGTAGAGTTAAATGTGGATGTTACATTCTGTAAATAGCATGAAAAGATCTTTGGAATGTACTTATTCTCATTCTTCTGGCCATCAAGGAATCGGATACGCCACACTGGTGGATACCTTAAGGTAAGATTCTGTTGATTGCCATTTGAATCGGCGTATGTATACTTACGGAATGTTTTGTGTATACGTAGTATTTCTTTTGCTTCTTGTTCAGAACGTGCAATCATTTTAAAGCCAAAGTTAAAAGAGCGAACAGTGTTACCCGTAAAATTCGTATTCGTATTTGGATTCAGAATTGTTTTTGCTTTAAATTGTAGCTTATCACCGTAACCAGGTAGTGCCATAGCAGCAAGTGCTGTAATTTCACCAGCTTTTGCTGATTTAATTTGATCGATCATACTTTTACCAACGGCTGAAGCTTTACCAGCAAGCCCTGTTGCTCCTCCAGCTGCTTCAAACGCGGTGTTTAATGCACCACCAAGTGCACCAAGATCAATTGTATTATACGTAGCCTGATCGTTAATTTCAATTCCTGCTGGACACGGGAACCAAATTGTTTTTAGTTGTACATCACCAGATGATGTATCATACGCTGTAAATTCGATACAAGGACGATCAGCTTGTCCTCGTAATTCAAGTGGATACATAAGGCCTTCAGCCCCTGAATTATATCCAGCAAAATTGCCTAATCCTAATTGACTCGCAAACGAATCAACCGCACCTGAAATTTCGTTACCAATGAGATTTTTTATTTGTCCAATCATATATAAATACCTTTAGTGTTATTTATAATAAAACGTGGAGTTAATCATGGCATATTCAGGACGATATAAACCAAAAAATATAAAAAAGTACGAGGGCAATCCTTCAACAATTAAGTATCGATCTCTTTGGGAGAGGCAAACGTTCCGCTATTTAGATGATAATCCAGCCGTGGTTGGTTGGAATTCAGAAGAGATCGTTGTACGTTATCGCTGTAAGACGGACGGTAAGATGCATAGATACTTTACTGATTTGTTTATTCGAATGAAAGATGGCAAGTGCTTTCTAATAGAAATTAAACCAGAAAGTCAGACGGTGCCACCTAAGAAAGGTAGTCGAAAAACAAAGAAGTATTTAAATGAAGTTATGACATACGCTAAGAACATATCAAAGTGGGAAGCAGCTACAGCGTATGCAAATAGAAATGGTATGAAGTTTGAAGTTTGGACAGAAAAGACACTAAAAGGTTTAGGCATAAAGCTACTCACATAGTTATAAATAGACTATATAATGGCAGTTTCATACATAGATAGATTACAATCTCAAGCATACAAAGCTGGAGTTCAAAAGAACAGCGAGAAGTCTTTGAATTGGTTTAAACGTCAATTGCAGGGAATGAAGACAATTAATCGTCAAAATCTTTTAAAGGATGATAATTTAAAAACGAGATCTCGTCCACTACCTGGTCGTATGTTTATGTATTTTTACGACCCTAAGCATAAGAAAACGCTTCCTTATTATGATAGGTTCCCTCTTATCTTTATGGTAGAAAAAGCAAAAGGTGGTTTTTATGGATTGAACTTACACTATTTGCCATATAAGCAAAGAGCGATCTTTTTTGATAGACTTACAGACTATGCCACAAATAAGAAGTATGATCTAACTACTCGCTTAAGACTATCTTACAATCTTTTAAAAGGTGCTTCAAAATTAAGTATGTATGGCCCATGTTTCAAACATTACTTGAGTGAGCATGTTCGTTCTCGTATGGTTGAAGTTCCTGCAAGCGAATGGGAAACTGTTTTATTTTTGCCTTCTGAAAACTTTAAGAAAAAGAATAAGAATCAGGTTTGGTCCGATTCTCGTAAAATGATATGAGCTTTTTAAACAAAATAAACGAAACTATTAATCCTACAACGATTGATGATTTTAAATCCACCATTGGTAAGCATGGTGGACTTGCTAAGACAAATAGATTCTTAATCTATATGAGGCCTCCTCAACAATCGTTGCTTAATATTGATCTTGAAAATATTGCGATTACTGCCTTGAGTGGAGACTTTAAAGCATCTTCTTTAGTAAATGATCCACGAGATATAGCACTATTGTGTAATCGTTGCTCTTTACCTGGAAGACAAATACAAACACTTGATAATCCTTTGAATGGATTTGCTCAAGCAATTAAGCATCCTACTGGTTACTTTAATGAAGATGTTGAGTTTGAATTCCACCTAACAAATGATTATTACATGAGAAAGATGTTTGATAAGTGGATGGGATTGCCTATCAATCAAGAAACATATCTTAAAAACTATGATAGTGTTTATAAGACAGATGTTACCATTCAGCAACTAAACGAAAACAATGTTCCAGTTTATGGAATCACCTTACAAAACGCCTATCCTATTACTATGAATGGTGTTGAACTAAATAACGAAAGTAGCGATACAACACAGCGTTTATCAATTACTTTTACTTATGATGACTTTAAACCCGCAGGAGGCATATCCTCAACTCTTGGTGGTATTAAAAACGCGATTGGAGGATTATTTAACTAAACTAAAGTATTAAAATATTATGAATACGTTACCAAAACTAGAAACACCAACCTATAGTACAGTAGTACCTTCTACTGGAGAAAAGGTTGAATATCGTCCTTTTCTTGTAAAAGAAGAAAAGATACTCATGATTGCGCAAGAATCAAATGATAATGCTGCAACGTTAAAGGCACTGAAAAACATTATTAAGGCATGTACGTTCAACAAACTAAATCCGAGTAAATGTACTACTTATGATATCGAATATATGTTCTTAAAACTAAGAGCAGCCAGTGTAGGAGAAACAGCAGAGCTTCAATTTAAATGCGAAGAGTGTGGTGAATATAACACTGTTGAAGTAAATCTTAATGATATTGAAATCGCATATCCTGAAAATAAACCCGAAACAGACATAAAGCTTACAGATAGCGTTGGAATACAGTTAAAGGAAGTTTTAGTTGATGAAGTTGAAACTCTTACTGAAGTCAATGATCCAAATAGTTTTACTAAAGCAATTGCTGCTGTTATTGATGTAATATACGATGAGGATAACGTTTATAAAGTAAGTGAAACAAATCCTAAAGAAGTTGCTGAGTTTATTGATAACCTAAGTCATACTCATCTTGAAAAAATTCAAGAGTTTATTGAAAACCAACCAATGCTTAAGCATACTGTTGAATTTAAATGCTCTAAGTGTGGTCATAAAAATGAAGTAGAGTTGGTTGGACTACAGAGTTTTTTTATCTAGGCCTTTCCCATGATTCTTTACAAAATCACTATCAAACCAACTTTTCTATGGTCCAACACCATAAATATAGTTTATCGGAGCTTGATAACATGCTTCCTTGGGAAAGGCAAATCTATGTTTCACTCTTAGATCAATATATAAAAGAAGAAAACGAAAGAATAAGAAAACAAAATGGCTGACGAAAATCAAGATCAAAAAAGAATAGCTGACTTATCGCAAGAACAGTTGGGTGTTTCACAAGCACAATTTGGCAAAATCAATGCTCAAAATGAAGCACTTGGAGCAGTTATTCTTGAGCTTGCCGCAGCGCAGGCGCAAGCTGGTGATATTGAAGAAAGACAAATTAAGCGCGAAAAATTCTATCGTAGACGTGATTTTATATTTAATCAAGTTGTAGCGCAATTTCAGAGAATATCCGCTAAAAAGGCAGCAATCGCTGCTGAAAACCAGGCAAATCGAGATTTGATCGAACAAGAAGCCCAGGTAGATACTGGAATAGCTGTTGCAAAAAATACGAACATGCTTACAACTCTTACCGAGTTTATGCAACGTGATATTGCACGCCTATCAGACTTTATGATGGGCAATAAGCTTGCAGAAGAAGAAAACCGTAGAGAAATGCTTGCAGCTTTAAAGGATACCAAAGTAGCCCGCGGAAAAGACTTTAAGGGGAAGAAGTATCAAGGGTTCTTAAAAACACTTGGTAAGATATTGCTCGGAGTTCCTTTCTTTTTAATTGGATTCTTTCAGGGGTATTTTCAACAACTAGGTAAGGTATTAAAAGGATTTGCCAATGTAAGTAAATGGATTGACAATAAAGTCTTTTCTGGCTTTTTCACTAAATTAGGCACGGCAATTAAAGGTGCGTTTACAAGCATTGGCGCTAGAATTTCTGTATTGCTTTCAAAGGTTACAAAAAATAAAGCCGTAGCAAAAGGAATAGAATTTATTAAAAATATTGCAACACGAGTTAGTGGGTTTTTTCAAGTTATTCAAAGTAAAATTGCAGGTAGCAAAGGATTTGCAAGATTTTTAAAGTTTGCCTCAAAGGCAAAGGCTTTAGGTAACATATTTGGAAAAATATTTCTTCCTTTAAAAATAATCCTTGGTGTATTTTCTTTCGTAAAAGGATTTATGAAAGGAAAGAAAGAAGGTGGAATTGTTGAAGGAATTAAACAAGGTCTTTTTGCACTCTACGATACTCTTGTTGGTAGTGTAGTAGAATTAGCTGGAAAATTACTCAAGTTTTTAGTCAACATATCATTCGGCGCACTTAATAAAATTGGTGGCCTCGTCTCTGGTTTACTAGGAAATATCCTTAAAGTCCTTGGATTTGAAAAGGCGGGTGAACAAATTAAAAGTTCATTTGCTTCAATCATCGAAGGATTTAAAAATGTATTCCTTGGGCTAATAGATTTAGTAGTTGGTATATTTACATTTGATAAAGAAAAGATTGGAGAGTCTCTTGGTAAAATTTGGGATGGTATTAAAGGCATTTTAATGTCTCCAATAAATTTGTTTAAATCAATAATGGAAGACTTGTCGAATTCTCTTAAGGCATCTTTAAATGCTGTAAAAAATACTATTAGTAAGTTAAATCCATTTAGCAAAAGCAATGAAGAGATTCAGGCTGAAATCGAAAAAGAACGGGCCCGAATTAATCGCTCTCAATCAGGAGAGGACGAATATCTTGGTAGAGAATCAAAGGGTATAGCTAAGTCTCAAAAGAAAATCGCAGAATTAGAAAAGCAGCTTGCACAAAATGGTGCTGAAATGGCAGCCCGTGAAAAACAGAATGCTGATCTAAAAGCTATGGCAGTTAATGCTGCAGCAGGTGGTACAACAATTAATAATTATCAAGTCGACAATTCGCAGACAGCGAGTGCAACAACATTTCATCAAGGTAATATGATTGATGAAACAGGCATTCCAGCGTATTCACACTAAAAAAGAGGTGGCCAATTAAGACCACCTCTTGAACCGTTAGGAATTAGCTCACCCCTACTATTAAGACTGTGCTAACTTAGCAAAGTAACTTAGGGTGTCCTCATCAGATTCACCTGTATTACTTTCACTTGAGCTTGTCGGGGCTACTGCTTCCACCGAAGACTCAACCGAATTGGGCGTCACCGGTTCCTTAGTTGTATTCAACTCAATATGTTGTTCGGTAGTAAATGTACTTGCTACATCTACTTCGCCAATTACTTCAAAGAGTTTCTTCT